TCAGTGGCCCTCTGTTCTCCCCTGCCGCTGCTTCGCACGCTCTTTTTTTACGATCATGTAGATAGCCTGAGATGATAGTCCGTACTTACGCGCCAGGTCCGGCACATTGCCTCCTGTGAATTCTTCCAAAATACGCGCATTCCTAGCCGCCCGTTTGTGAACAAGGCCGATGGGGATATACAAGTTTTGCCCACCCCACTCTCCGGCGATGATGTCAACAATGCGCTCTCCCAGCTTCTTGGCCTCGCCTTCCTCCATCCCAAGTTCCGTAATGCCCACCTGCGTGACCTTTTCCGCCATGTCTCGAAGCAATTCCCCAGCATCGTATCCCATGCCGTCTCCTCTGATGATTAGTGGGCACCCATGTAAAGCCCGGTGTCGACATCCGCAGTAAAGCCTTTGGCGGTGAGGGAGCGCACAGCTCCGGGCCCCGTTACTTCAATATGGAGATGTGCGTCCTTTTCGCTCACGCTCCGGCCCACGGCATTGCCAATGTCCTCTGCCGTGAGTTTCTCCCCAAGAGCCTCTCCGCCCAGCCTGCCTGCGAAGAAGCCGCCGATACCGCCCAGCAGGCCGCCAATGGCTGCGCCTGGTACAGCGCCCAAGCCAGCGAATAACGAGCCGACGCCGCCACCCAAAGCAGCGCCTGCCTTGGCCCCGCCCCAGGCACCGGCCAGGCCGCCCAGGCCCGTTGTCGTGGCCTTGACCTTCTCACGAGTGCTGCCGTCGCCGGTCCAGGCTTTGTAGAGTTCATAGCCGGTGTCAGCCACAGCTACGCCCATGCCAATGCGCCCGGCGTATTTCGCAGCCGTCCCCAGCTTGGCGTATTTGCCGCCGCCTTTTGAAACAGCGTCGCCAATGCTTGCTGCGTTGCCACCCGCGCCGAGCCCTCCTGCGGGCATGTTCACCACGTAGACGGGTGTCACCCCAGCGAACTCCTGGAGCGCCTTGCCAGTGGCCACGCCAGCGCCCATGCCTCCAACCTTCTGGAGCAGCTTGCCGCCGCCCTTGACCAGGCCGAAGCCAATCCCCGCCGCCGCCGCTCCGCCAGCCAGCAGTTGCTCGCCGCTGAGCTTACGCTCATCGAGCAGGTACTTGACGGCCTTCTGGATTGTGTCGTTCACCGGCTGGGAAAAGTTGTCCGCTGCCTGCTGAAGCGCAGCCTTCAGGCGGGCAACCTGGTCGACGGAGTTTGCCAGCGCCTCGGGGAGGTCTTTCGCTATCGTTCCAGACGCCTGTTCAATCAGGCTGGTCATCCTCTGCATATTGGCGACGGCATCACCACTGAGCAAGTTGGCCCAGCCTTTCTTTGTCTCCTGGTCTGCATCTCCAGCGATCGCATTGATGAACGAGTCACGTTTGGCATCAGAGGTCAGCTTCTTAAATTGGGCGGACATTTCAGCGATCACATCTTTTGCGGCCCGTCGGTCGCCTTTGGCGTCGTAGAATTTGATGCCCGTGGCCTGGCTCGCTTTCTTCTGGTAATCCAAATTAGTGAACAGCCTGAGAGTCGAATCGGCGAGAGTGCCCAACCGCTCCGGGTTCTTCTCGATCAGGGAGAGCTGTTCGGCAAACCCAAGCGTTTGCTCAAAGGACATGCCCGCCGCCTTGGCGTTTACGCCGATACGAGAGAAGACGGCGGACAAGTCCTCCAGCTCGACTTTCCCCAACCTGCCTGCAACGGTCATCTTGTCCAGCATTTGCGCCGCCAGGTCGGCCTTGCTCAAGTCAAACTGAAAGACCTCGGCAGCCACGGAGAGCCCGTCGGACAAAACTTTCGCGTTGGCCCCAGTGACGGCCATGGCTTTGTTGATCGGCCAGATGGCGGCCAGGGCCTTGTCCCATTCCATGCCCGACTGGACCAGGTTATTGAAGCCCACGAGCAGGTCATCTACGGACTGGCCAGTCTCTTGGGCCATTTCAAGCAATTGCCGACGTAGAGCCGCCGCCGCTTGTCTTGTCGCTCCGGCGGTCTGCGTGACGCGGATCAGACTCTTGTCGAGCTGCGCGGAGTCCATGACCGCACGGGCGGATTTGTACGCCACACCAGCACCCGCCAGGGCGGCTGTATACTTGTTGGCCAGGGCGTCAAGCCCGCGCCCTGCCGCCTGCGTCGAGCGGGAAAGCAGGGACATGTGCTGTTGGCCCGAACGCGCAAGGCCGCCCAGGGCGGCCTCGTTGCGTCGTGCTTGAGCAGCTAGGTTGCCGCCCAGGTCCAGGATGATTGAAGCTCTCATTGCCGCCATGCGGCCTCCTTGCTACTGTTTCGCGCTCACCTGGAGGTGCACCAGGTAACGCGCAAGCCTCTTGACCGTGAGGCTGTGAATGTCTCCCTCATTCCAGCCGGTGCGCCCGGCTATGAGCAGGGTGAGCCGTTCAAAGTGCACGGCCCACCCGATCCTATCGCCCCCCGTCAATCCCCTTGCTCAGGCGCTCCAGTTCCAGGCCCAGGGCGTAGTCCAGCTCATCCGCTTTGGCCTGGATCATGTTGAGGTCTGCGGGGTGCAGCTTCTTCAGCTCGCTCAGCGCAACCGGGCCGGAGAGGTTGCCGATCTTCACGATCTGGCGGCGCAGCAGCTCCGTGCCGAACCGGGTGGGGCTGGTCAACATCACCGGACCCTCCGGCGTCATGACCATCTTTTCGGCATCCTCTTTCGACTCCAGGATGTCGCCCGCCGTCATCTCGCGTACGACGACTTCCTTGAGAACATCCTCTCCGATCTTCAGCCCGTGGTGCAGGGAGAACGTGATGTTAGCCATTGGAACACTCCTTTCCAGTCATGTATTGTTCGGGCGAAATGCCCATGTGGCGGCAAACGGCCAACTCGGTTTCAGTGAGGCCGGTTGTGTTCGTGCCGGTCCTTTCCCTGTTCTGCGCGACTTGGGTATTGGCGAAGTCTTCTGGTCTGAGGTCAAGGGAGCGACAGATAGCCAGCTCCGATTCGGTGAGAGGCGTGGTCTGCATGGTGTGCTCCGCCCTGTTGAGGGCCACGAGATTGAGGTTTGGGGAATTTGTCAGCCCGGCCCCGCTCAGCTCCTGAATGCGACCGGTGTTCTTGTCGAAGAGGAAGACCGGGGAGAGGAAGCGGTACTCGCGCCGGGCGATCTGGCCAGCGCCGCGCGGCGTCCATTCCACCTGTCCCCACAGCTCGCCGCCGCGTGCCTCCAGGCGTGCGATCCAGCCCGCCGCCGGGGCCTCAAGCCCCTTCTCCGCGCGCACCTGGCTGGAATGTTCCCAGTCGATGACCAGGGACCGGTTGCGCCGGGCGAAGGCGGCAAGCACCTTGTCAACAGCGGCCTGGTCAAAGACCCAGCGCCGCCCGTCGATCCCGTTGATCTGCGGCCCGGCGGGCAGCAGTTGCACGAAGGCCGGGGCAGCGGCCCCGAGGTCAACGCAACAAGCGAATTCCATGCTCATGGCGCGTCCTCCGGCTATTTGAAGTCGTTCAACTGCACACGCAGCTGGTGGGACAAAGGGTAAGGCACGAGAAAGTCTTCCCCGGAGAACTCCCGCAAGGATACCAAGCCGACCTCGTTAAGCACTGTGATGAGCGACTCGCGCCACGACTCATCGGCTGCGGCCAGTTCGGAGAAGAAGCCACGAGCGCTGTTCACATACTCGGCGCGAACCTCCAGGACCGCTTCCCGTGCCGCATCCCGGAGCGCCACCTTGGCGTTTTCGCAATCACGGTTGGCCTTGGGCAGCGCATCGCGGCGGAGCATGTCTTCGATGTCCTTCAGCTCGGCAAGCTCCGACTCCATGCCCTTGAGCTTGCGGCGAAGCTGGCTGACGTCTGTTCCGGCAGCCATTCCCCTGGAAATCTGCATCAGGAGGGATTCCTTCTCGCGCGGAAGATTTTCCAGGCTGGCGGCCATGTTCTTTCCGTGCTCCTCCAGCCTCGCGAGCGTGGCCTTGCAGACCTCCAGCCCCTCACGTTGCGCCGCAATGGCCTGCCCGACACGGGCTCTCAACTTCTCTTGCATTCCTTCAAACGCTGTCATCAGATCCATGAGATTCTTCTCCTGAGTTATTCCGCCCCGCGTCTTGTCCCCGACATGGGTTCAAGCCAACCACTGAGCAGTGTTTAAAAACGTTCGTAAACGCCCTCCGAGCCCGGCTATTGACCTTGGGCTGGGGCAGGTGCGGGAACAGCGTTGCCAGCCACAGGGGAGCCGTTTCCGCCAGTCGCGCTCTGAATGTGCTGGAGCCGCCCATAGCAATCGGGGGCGTCCAACATTTTTCCGCGCAACACTCCAATGGTCGCCCTCACCGCGTATTCTGTCTCCATGAGCAACAGGGACAGGCCACCACTCGCCTCCTCGCTCATGGCATGAAGCCCCGCGTGCTCAGCGGTTTCGTGTAGGTACGCGAGGACGCTGGAGACACACTGCAAGGTGTCCTCGGCGTTGATTTTGCCTGTGTGGTCGGTCTGGATCAGCATCGTTTCCCTCCTCCTAAAGTTCTTGGCGCAGGCTGCGCCATGCTTCCTTGACGTGCTCCGGCGCGAGGGCATTGCCCACCCCGGCGATTCTGGACGCTTTGGAAGCCAGGCCTTGCGCTCGGCTCAACAGCCGCACGAGGTTCCACATGCCGCCCGGCTTGTGCGCGACCTGGCGGCAGAGCGCCATATCTTCGTGCCCTGCGATTCCCCAGGCGAGCGCCAGCATGTCAATGTCTGTGGACACTGGCCGCGAAAGCCAGAGCCTCGGACGCACTCTGGATGCCGTTGCGTGTTGGGCATCGGGTTTGCCGCTTGTGGTGATCAGAAAGACAAGGCCGAGGTCCGGCATGGCATTGAGCAATGACCCCTCTGCGGCGCATGACAGGTGCTGGGCGTTGTCCAGCACCAAGAGCCCGGAGCCCTGCCGTGCAACCTGGTAGGCCGCCTGACGCAACGTTCCCTTGTGATTCGGGCGCAGGGCGGCGGCGATGCGCGCAAGGCAGGCGGTATTGTCCACATCCGATGGGGACAGATCGACAAGACAAGTGCCGGGGTTGCGCTTCTGGTATTCCGCCGCCGTGCAGGTTTTGCCCGTGCCGGAAGGTCCATAGATCGCAGTCGCGCGAGCCGAACACTGAGCCAGGGTAAACATGGACAGAATCAGCTCTGCGGACGATAGCGGTTGCCAGCCGGGGCCGACAGGGCGCGGCATGGCCCGCAGAATCTGGCGCGAGGTCGGGCGGCTCACCGGGACACCCCAAACATGAAGCAGAAGGTCATGCTCCCTCCACGCCTACACGGCCTTGATGACCTGTGCGTCCACGACTGGCGCGCCGATTTCCACAGCCAGGTTCATGGCCGCCACGAGCATGTTGCCCACGGCCAGCGGGTAGCAGAGCGACACGGAATCCCTGACGCCGCCGCGCCCGACCGGCCCGGTGAGCTTCTCCCGGAGCGCCTCAATCCCCTCTTCCGTGATGATCTTGTCCAGGTCGCCGCCCACGCGCTCCACCTTGAAACGCAGGTACTTGCCCAGGTCGCCATTGAGGGCCTTGAGTTCAACGACCTCGCAGCGCTGGACCACCTCGCGCACTTCGTGGCTCGTTTCGGAAAGCCGCTGCCTCAGCTCCGGCTGGCCGATGAGGATGATGGAGAGCAGCTTCTTGAAGCCGTCCTCCAGCTCCAGGAAGCGCTTGAGGTGCTTGATGGTGGGGATACTGAGGCTATGGGCCTCTTCGATGATCAGGCAGTGGCTCTGCCCGGCCCGGCGGCTTTCCCGCATGACATCATGCAGCTGGCGGAAACAGGCCTCCGGGCTGCCCTGGACGCGTCGCAACGGAGCCACCGTGGCCATGATGGCCTCGGCGATGTGCATGGACCGCAGGGTCTTGCCGGTCTTGTCGTTGTCTTCCATGCCCAGCACGTAGGGCTCAATGATCTTCACGGGCAGCCCCTCGGAGAGGATGCGGCCCACGAGGTCGCGGCGCAGGGTGCTCTTGCCGGAGCCGGACTCGCCGGTCACGGCCAGAAAGCCGCCGTGGCGCGCCACGTGGTACATGGACTCGCGCACGTAGCGGATGCCCTCGGAGAGATACACGTCTTCATGCGAACGGAGGTCGCCGTCGAACGGGTCCACGAACAGGTTGAAGTGCTTCTTGGTCTCGGGGAACAGCCCCTGGCGGCGCAGCAACATGGCTTGCTCCTCCTTGTCGGTTTCGGCGGCGCTGGGCTTGCCTGCCAGCGCCTTGCCGTTGGGTGTGGTCTCGAAAAGTCCTGTCATCGTCGTTGCGGGCACACCGCACGCCAGCAGTACTTGCGTCACGGCCTCGCAGATCAGCGCCTTGTCTGTGCGTTTTGGCCAGCGTCCATGCCTCACGATTTGCGTCATGCTGGGCGAAGATATTCCGGCGGCACGCGCCAGGGAGCTTTGCGTGATCCGATTCGCTTCGAGCACGGACTTGAGCTTGATGGCGGGCATTAGATGCCTCCTTGCGCGCCGCCAATGAGGCGGAGCGGCTTGGCCTTGGCCAGCGCCGGGCCGCTGAGCTGGGCGGCGATGTTGTCAATTTCTTGGGGCGGCACGCCATCGGGCCAGCGTTGCGCAAGCCAGGCGTAGCTGTCAGCGTTCCAGTCCGGGCCGAGCTTGGCCTTGAGCATCCGCGCTGCCTCCACGTGGGACAGCGGCGGGATTTCCCGACGGGAGGCGTCCAGGCCCAGGTCACGGCCACGGCGCGGCAGATAGGCCGGGGCCGGGGCGGCGGCGACGTCCGCAAACACGTCAAGCCCATAGGGTGCCTGACCGGTCTTGCGCTCCTTGCCGGTGTCGCCTGTCGCCTCAGCAATCTCTTTGACGCGCCTGTCCGCCACGGTTTCGGGCAGGGCCTTGAACTCCTGGCCCCACACAGCGGCGTCCGTGCGGAAACCCGCCTCGGTCATTTCCACCGGGGCCACGGTCCAGACGGTCTCATCGCCGCGCTCATCCGTGACCACGACGTCCACTTCCGGGGCGCGATAGGGATTGACCACAACCGAGACCTTCATCTTGGGTACCAGGCCCGCCACGTAGCGAAGGTCGTAGGTGTTGCGGCCAAAACCCTTGACGCTGTGGGTGATGGTCATGTCCGGACGGACCATGGCCTCCACAGGCCGGGTCATCACCAGGTCGCGGCACAGCTCCATGTTCGGGGCAATGCGTAGCTGGTCCTCGTTGATGCTGAGCCAGAGGGCGTTGCGCGTCTGCTTTGTGCGGGAATGCACGGCCCAGGCGTTGTAATGGGCGCGCCAACTGTCTGCCGCCGCCTGGAGCTGTTCAAGGTTCTCAATGCGCATGTAGGCCAGGCGGCCCTCAAACTGCGTTTCCACAAGGTTTTGGGCTTGCTCTACCTGCCCCTTGGCGCGGCTGTTGCCCGGCAGATGTTCCAGGTGCTTCACGTCAAGGCGGTCCAGAAGATTCAGGAACAGGTGCGAGGTATTGGCGGAGCCGAGGTCCATCACGAGCACACGGGGAACACCGTGCATGGGATCGTCCTGGCTGCGCTGCTGAATGGCCCGCAGGAACACTTCGGCAAGGTTTTCCGAAGTTTCGCCAGCCGACTGGACATAGAGCAGGAAGAACGCGCCGGAGTAGTGATCCGTCACCACGTAGCGCCAGACGCGCTCCTGAGCCACGCGCTCGAAATTCTGGGGCTTGTTCTTGTAGAACACGCCTTCGGGCATGACTTGCAGGCCCTTGCGGGGCAGGTAGAAGAGCACGCATAGTGAGGCGTCAACCTGCCAGACGTGGTTCGGGTGCTCGGAGCGCATGTGCGTATGCGGTTTGCCTTGGGCCAGCATTGCCGGATGGCAGCCATGCCGACGCATGGCCCGGCTGAGCGTGGTTGCGGACATGGGGAGCCGGACTTCTCCGGTCTGGGGATCAACGAGCCCTTGGCCGCTGTCGCGCAGTATCTCCAGAGCCACACTGAGCGGCAGAGTCTTCTTGCCCGTCTTGCGCCGCGCGCCATGGACCAGGGCCGCAGCCTGCATGGCCACATCCTCGTTGATCATGCTTTGGCCCCGGTCCGAACGGCGCTTGCGGCCTGAGTTGAAGCCCACACCCTTGAGACGCCGGTAGACTTCCTGGCGCGAGACCCGCAGAACCTCTGCGGCCTGATCCACCAGGGCGGTGCGCCCGCCGTGGGGAGCAGCGCCCAGCCGTGTGGCCAGGTCGCGCAGAACGTCCAACTCGCCCAGGGTTGCACCCATGCTAGCCCTCGGCCACCGGGGAGGTCTTGGCCTGCTCGCGCTGCCAGGTGGGGAGAACGATCTCCGCCATGTCCGCCTGGATTCCGTTCTCCTGCAACCCAAGCTGAATCTGCTGGCAGAACCAGGAGGCGGTGAAGTCCGCGTGCTCCCTGGTGTAGTAGCTGACCTCTGCGGCCTTGATCTCCGCGAGCTGGCGCAGAAGTTCGTTCGCCTCGGCCACAGCCTTCATGAGGGCTGTCGTCAGCTTGTTGGCGGCGGCCTCCTCCTGCTCAAGGCGCAGCTCCTCGCGCTTGTTCGGCGGCAGGCTCTTGAGCTTTTCCAGGTCCATAGAGAGCCGGTCGAGCTTTTCATCCTTGGTCGCCATAAGCTTGGACCGGGCCTCAAGATCGGCCTCCAGGTCTTCCGTCTTCTTCTGCATGGCCTTCTTCTCGCTCACGTGGCGAGCAGCCAGGTCTTGCAGGATGTCCAGCACCTGGTCCTTGCTCTCGGCGGCCAGCGCGGTCTTCACGATCTCCTGCTCGTCAGCGGGCAGGGCCTTGAGCGCCTGGTAGTCGCGGGACTTGAAGCCGATGGCTTCAGCAGATTCGTAGAGGTCCGGTCCGAGGAGGTGCAGATTCTTCGAGAGTTCGTAGCAGCGCGTATAGGACTTGCCGAACGCGAGCTGGCAGAACTCCTCAAAGTTCTGACAGCGTCGAAGGGTTCCATCCTTGTCCTTGACAGGGTATTCCTTGTATTTCTTTGAGTTGCGCAAATCCACGAAGGTTTGGGCGACGATAATATCTCCGACATGTCGAAAGAATTCGGCGGCCTTGATCCGCCCCAGGGCCTCGGACACCGGGGCCATGTCCATCACGGCCTGGTCGGCCACGGCCATGGTGTTCTGGGCCTGCAAGAGTTCCGCGCCGCGCTCCGGCGTGATTTCAGGGGAAGGCTTGCTCATTCGTGAGACTCCTTTGTTGTTGCAAGGCTTGCGGTTGGCTACGGCTAGGCCTTGATCTTCTCCAAAATTTCCCGCTTCCTGCGGACGCGCGCACGGTCTTCCACGGTCATGCGGCCCAGCTCTAAGAAGGGCACATCCTCGGGGCGGAGGACCACCCAGCCGATGCACTCCAACGCGGCCCGCGCCAGGCCAGCATCGCCCGTCACCACAGTCAGAGCCGCCAACATCTCCAAGGGAATGGAGCGGTCTTCCTTGCCCGGCGCGGCCCAATTGTTGACCTGGTGGATGGAGACGTTTTCGCCCGTGAGCCTGGACAGCTCATCCGCCACAACCTCGCGGGAAAGCCCGCACCGTCGCAGGCCTTCACGCAAAGCGTCCTTGACGCTCTCGGAGGTCCGCAGGTTCCCGGCTTTCAGCTTTTGCGAGGGCAAGCTGGACAGAGGAAGGGTCAACTGGACCATTCCCTGGGCAAGATTTGACCCGCGCTTAGACATTGCTTCCCCTGGTATCAGCGGGTAAAAGATGGGCAAGGAAGGTCATGGACTTCCCCGTCCTTGAGGCCGAGGAGCACAGCAGCTCGGTGCGCCTGGCCTCGGTGCCCCACCAGTTGACCGCGCAGCAAATCTTGCACGGTCTGGGGGTTGATCCCATTGGAACGAGCCCAGGCGGACATGTTGATCCCTTTGCGGCGGAAATCGGCTTTAACTTGTGTGGTTGTCTTCATGGTGCTACCCGTTTTGTGGTAGTTCTTGGTTTAAGCTGGTAACTGCCCAAGATTAGCTCGCCATGGTGGAAAATTCGTATAGGCCGGGCCAAAGCACGGCGGGCGTTAATCCTGTGGCAGAGGCGATGGCCAGGGCAATGCGTTTGGATTTTCCGCGTCCGTGGATGACGTGAGACACGGTGGTACGAGAGACGTTGTTGCGCACCGCCACTTCTTTTTGGGTAAGCCCCTGTTTTTTCAGGGCAGCCTGGATATCCGCCGGGTGCATGGTTCACCTCCGCTGTGTGATTAGGTGAATTTGTGATATACCAACAAATGTGCATAGTCAACAGGTGTGGATATGGAAATTTCTAGGGGAGACCTTGCTATTCGGCTCGTCGAAGAGCGCAGCCGATTAGGGTACAGTCAAAGAGATTTTGCAGCAAAATTAGATATTAGTGTTAACGGCTTGCGAAACTACGAGACAGGGCAACGTGGTATCAGCGCAGATTTTCTCGCCCAGGCTTCAACACTTGGCCTAGACGTTCAGTATGTCCTAACGGGGGTTTCCTCGAACAACCGATCCGAAGTGGAGAGGACTTTTTCCCAGAGTGTGAAAATCAATGGAGGGGCTGGGAATATCGGGGTGGTGCACGGGACTGTGCACCAAATTAACACCGCCCGGCATGTCACCAAGATTAATGCAGATGTGAAACCAGGGGTGGATCACATTGACGAGAAGCAGGCTGCGAGGCTTACAGCTCTGGTGAAGGATGTTGTTGAGTTCGAAGAAAAACTCAAACAGAAGCCTAAATCTTTTAAGTCTGTGTGGGCGTCTTTGAACGCACACATGAAGGTGTCCCGCTACCGGCTCATCCCTCTTGAGGATTTTGCGAAGGCAGAGAAATACCTTCTACAGTGGATTGGGCGGCTGAATTCCATGAAGACTGCGCCGGTTGAGGACGGGGATTCCTGGCGCAAGCGGAAGTACGCATACATCAAAATTAACAGTAAAAATGACCAGGACGCGTTGGCGGCATATTTGAAGCGGAACTTTCAAGCTTCAAGCCTGACCGACTTGTCCAATGACCAACTGGATCAAGTCTATCGTTACGTGGCGAGTAGGCGGAGTGCCGGGCGCGGGAAGAGGTAGATGCCGACGGCCCTGGCAAGCATGGATCGCGGTCCGGTTTCAAGCCTTGAGCGCCGTTCGCGACCTCCCGTTGCAGAAGATGACGCGGAGCAAAGAGACGTTCTAGGGGTGAATTCGATTGCTCTCTCGTTCGAGGCAATTTTCATTTCACTATGTGCAACGTCGTTTCAGTTGAGGCCGTCCCGCTATATCCCTGATCGTCTCGGATAGTCCCACTTATCCTGCACGCAAAGCCTAGTTATCACGACGGGGATCATGAAACAGCCCTTTCGGCGTAATGGGGGGGTCTGGGGGGCCTTAAGGCCCCACAGCCGCCGGAGGCCTTCCCGGTCCCCGCCACTTGTACATCGGTCCCCGTGCTGGTACATGCTTGAGCGATGACGGACGCCGCCGCAACCAACATTGAGGCCATTGGCCTCGGGTCCAAAGTGGACCTTTTGAACCTGACGCGCTCGGAGCTGGAGGCGTTCGTG